CATCTATGTTTGCACTTTTGGTTCCCGCCTAATTGCAGTTGCGCCCCCTGCCCTAGTGGTGGGGGGACTTTTTTAACCTAATTAGGAGAAATCAAAATGGCAGCAGCAACCGCAGTCGTTTCCCGCCGTGGTAACGATCAATTTCGTGGCCTTTTTACAGACACTTGGGATGTGGCTTGTACTCTAGATAGCGCCTTAATCGCTACTACTGCTACGGCAACTGACACAGTGACTGTTCCAGGCGTTGCTTTGGGTGACATGGTTCTTGGTATGTCAGTTGGTGTGAGTGAAGCAGGATTGGTTCGTAGAGCCTATATCTCTGCCGCTAACACTGTGACTATCGTGACCTACAACCCAACAGCAGGTGATGTTAATTTGGCATCAACCACATTGCAACTGGTGATTGGTCGGGCAGTGCTTTAAGAATAGGGGGGTTCGTCCCCCCTTTCTTCGTTTTGGAGTTAATCAATGGCAACTTTTCGCTGTCTTCAGTCTGGTAACACAGTAAGTTTTACCTTGCAACATGACATTGACTCAATGAAGGGTCATCAAGGTTATGTTCGTATTGACGAGCAAGAAGTGTCTGACATTCCTGATGAAGTGAGGAAAGATACTCCCTTCATGCCGCCAGTTGTAAGGCGCATGGGTCGCCCAAGGAAAGTTGCAAATGTCTGATATAGACGCTAGAGATTTTGGAAAACTGGAGGCCCAAGTTGAGGCTCTCCAGGCAGAAGTTCACTCTTTGAGCAAAGATGTTAAAACTTTGTTGGAACTTGCTAACAAAGGCAAAGGTGGGTTTTGGATGGGTATGACTATCGCTTCATTCATGGGCGGTGCGATTACCTTTGTTGCTGATCGTGTCTGGAAATAAAGGAGAACGCTATGCCTATGGTTGGAAAAAAGAAGTTTCCCTACTCTGAAAAAGGCGAGAAAGAAGCCAAAGAGTACGGCAAGAAAAAGGGTGTTCCTGTGACCATTATGGTTGCGATTGGTAAACCAAAAGGCTTGCCTATGCGTGGTGGTCGCACTGCTACCAACATGATGAAGAAGTCTTCAAGAGGTAAATAATGTCTACATTCCAACTTGACCCCAACCAAGTCGCTTATGGAGTAGCCAGCCATAGCACAACACAAGTGGCAACAGTAACCAGCAGTAGCGTTCAAATGACTGCTTTTGGTGCTACCACTACTATGATTCGCATTGCTTGTAGTCAGGGTCATGCCCACTATGCTATTGGCACTAATCCAACTGCAAGCGTTACAACATCAGCCATGATTCCAAACAATTGCGTTGAAATTGTGCGAGTAAGTCCTGGACAAAAGATTGCGTTCATCAAGGATGCGGCAATTACCACTTCAACTGTTTCTGTAACGGAATTGGTATGAAAACCAAGGCACAAAAGAAGGTGGGCAAAGTAATGCGTGAATATAAGGAAGGTACTTTGCATTCAGGCAAGGGTGGGAAGGTTGTAAAGAATCCTCGCCAAGCAGTTGCCATTGCCTTGTCTGAAGCTGGTATGACTAAACCTAAGAAGAAGATGAAATGAAGCCTGGACTTTATGCCAACATCAATGCCAAACAAGCCCGTATCAAGGCTGGTTCTGGTGAGAAGATGCGGAAGGTAGGGGCCAAGGGTGCGCCTACTGCTGCTGACTTTAAACAAGCTGCAAAGACTGCAAAGAAGGTTAAAAAGGTGAAGTAGATGAAATCTCCTGTTTGGCAAACAAAAGCTGGTCAAAATCCAAAAGGCGGCTTGAATGCCAAGGGCAGATCATCTTATAATGCGGCAACTGGTGGCAATCTCAAAGCACCAGTAAAGTCGGGGGACAACCCTCGCAGAGCAAGTTTCTTGGCTCGAATGGGTGGTAATGATGGCCCTGAGTTCAAGAATGGTGAACCAACGAGACTGCTTCTTTCGCTAAAGGCATGGGGTGCTAACTCCAAGGCTGACGCAAAGGCAAAAGCTAAAGCTATATCCGCAAGGAACAAGGCAAAGGCGAAATGAGAGCATTATCAGTTGGTGTTAGTCCTACAGCGGCAGTAGACACAACAGTCTATACCTGTCCAAAGGGCTACTACGCCAAATTTACCGTCATGTATATACACAATACAGGCGGCTCTACCAAGCATATAACTGTTCAATGGTATGACGCAAGTGCTAGTACAACCCTTGATATATTGACTGCTCTTGATTTCAGCACTAAAGAATATTTGCAGTTTGATGGCAATGCCTACATTGTTTTAGAAGAAGATGACAAAATAAAAATAACTACTCAGGCAGGAAGCTCCTTTAGTTTTATAGCCACATTTGAACAAGAAGGGTTGGCAAGAGCATGACACTACTAGAACTTGTCAACGATGTGTTGATCCGCTTGCGTGAACCAGTTGTAACCACTTTCAACGAAACCACCTATTCCACTCTGATTGCCAAGTTTGTCAATGACACAAAGCGTCAGGTTGAAGATGCCTTTGGTTGGAATGCACTTGGTCAAACAGTTACTGTGACTACTGTAGCTTCAACCCCATCATATTCACTCACTGGTGCTGGTCAAAAGTTTCAGGTGATGGATGCCATCAACACAACCAGTAATGTTGGCTTGACTAACATCACATTTGTGGACATGAACCGCAAACAGAACTTTTTGCCCTTGGTCAACTCAATTCCTACAGAATTTACTTTTGATGGAATAGATGGTTCTTACGACACCAAAGTCAGCTTGTTCCCAATTCCTGATGGCGTGTACACACTGAAATTCAGTCTGACGATACCCCAGGCAACTTTGGCGGCTGACAGCACTGTTGTGCTTGTGCCTGATGTAGTTGTTGCTCAAGGTGCGTATGCCAGGGCATTGGTTGAGCGTGGTGAAGATGGTGGATTGTCTTCATCAGAGGCATACACATTGTTCCGATCCATGCTCTCTGACTACATTGCTTTAGAGGCAAATCGGTATCCAGAAAATCAGCAATTTGTATCAACATGAGCCAGCAAATCCAGACCTTTTCTGTATCGGCTCCAGGCTTCTTTGGACTCAATACACAAGACTCTCCGCTTGATTTAGCGGCTGGATACGCTGCGATTGCTACAAACTGCGTGATTGACCAGTACGGGCGCATTGGCTCTCGCAAAGGCTTTTCAAGGGTTAACACATCCTCTGGTAACCTTGGTGCAAACAATGTAACAGTCATCCATGAGTTGGTTCAGACTGATGGCACTCTGACTGTTTTGTTTGCTGGAAACAACAAGCTATTTAAACTGAGTGGCGCTACTGTTACTGAGTTGACCTATGGGGGGGGAGGTACTGGCCCCACCATTACCGCAAGCAATTGGCATTGTGCTTCTTTGAATGGAATCACATATTTCTTTCAGTCAGGGTATGACCCACTGATCTATGACCCTGCTGTAAGCACCACCACATACAGGCGTGTGAGCGAGAAAAGTGGTTATGTTGCGACTGCTCCACAAACCAACATTGTTATCTCTGCCTATGGTCGCTTGTGGACTGCTAGTAGCACTGCTGACACTGTAACTGTCTATTTCTCTGACTTACTGGCAGGGCACATCTGGTCAACAGGAACTGCTGGTTCTTTGGACATTTCACGGGTGTGGCCCAATGGGTCTGATGAGATTACAGGGTTGGCGGCTCACAATGGGTTCTTGTTTATCTTTGGCAAGCGTCAAGTATTGATTTATGCAAATGCGACTACCCCATCAAGTCTGTCTCTGAGTGACACCATAAGCAACATTGGTTGCATTGCAAGGGACTCCATTGCCAATACAGGCAGTGATGTGGTTTTCTTGTCAAACAGTGGTGTGCGCTCATTGCTCAGAACCATTCAAGAGAAGTCTGCACCTTTGCGGGACTTGTCTAAGAATGTGCGCGATGACTTGATGACGATTGTGAATGCTGAGACATTGGCAAACATCAAGGCAGTCTATTCAGAGTCAAATGCCTTCTACCTGATTAACTTTCCGACTGCAACCCAGACCTATTGCTTTGATACCAAGGCGGCATTGCAAGATGGTTCTTCACGGGTAACTGTGTGGGATTCCATCACGCCAACGGCTTTCCTTGCTAAACGCAATGGAGACTTGTTGATTGGCAAGAATGGTTATGTGGGCAAGTATGGCACTTACCTTGACCATGCAAGCACATACAGATTGCAGTATTTCACCACCTATGCTGACCTGGGTGCGCCCAATGTCACATCTATCCTGAAGCGCATTGCTGTAGTAGTGATTGGTGGCTCAAGCCAAGGCTTCATCATCAAGTGGGGATATGACTTCACGGGTCAGTATTACGCCACCACATTGCAAATTCCTCAGTCTACTGTTGCTGAATATGGTACTGCTGAGTATGGGGCAAATGGTGTTCCTGTTGCTTACTACTCAGATGGCATTTCTTTGCAGACTTTGGTTGGTCAAACATCAGGTTCTGGCAAGACTGTGCAGACGGGTTATGAAGTGCAGATCAATGGGTATCCTGTGAGCATTCAAAAGATTGAGATACAAGCCAAGAATGGCAAACTGGTTTAAGGAAGAAACATGGCAAATTACACCAAAACCACCAACTTTGCGGCTAAAGATGCTTTGTCGCCAGGGAATGCAAGCAAGGTTGTCAAGGGAACTGAGATTGATACTGAGTTCACCAACATTGCCACTGCCATTGCAACCAAGGCAGATGGAACCTTCACCAATTTCAGCTTTGTTGAGAGTGGGTCTAATCTGCTTATTCGTCACTCAGGAACTGATGTAATGAAGATTGACAGTTCAGGTAACTTGACTGTGTTGGGCAACATCGTGGCTAACGGCACTGTTTGAGATAAACATAATGCCTGAAAACATTATTCCAAAAGTTGGAACTCCTACTTGGAACTATGCCTATGAGGACAATAGGTTAGCAAGTGTTACTGGAGAAGACGGGAAAGAGTATTTCTTTGTTCCGCAAAGCTATGTCCAAAAAGGACAGGTTTTGGGAGACTTTCAACAATACAATAAAAAGTTTCTTGACCCAAATACATTCAAAAATGCAGTTGCATTTGAGTTGCCAGAAGGGATGCAATCAAGGCTAGAGAACAAAGGCTTTCTTTGGCCTGCTGATGAATTCAATAAATTAGGGTTAGAGCAATATGGCGGCTATACCATTGATGCAAATAATCCGCCAATTGTTGGTTTAGGAAATCCGCATCCAAGTATGCAAGTTGGTGCGCCAATTTCATACATTACACAACCAAAACTTGCCCCTGGTGGTGAGCGTGTTCAACAAGATTGGATAACGGCGGCTGATGGTCGCCAGGGTGGGTTGGGTCAATATGCGTATTACAAATACCAAGGCCCATTAGCTGATGCCGCCCGTGGTGGATTACAGGCAATTGGCCCACTTGCTCCGATTTTGTTGGAATATGCGGCTCCTGGCATGGGACTAGGCTTTGCCTATTCTGCCGGAAATGCTGCTGGTAAATTGGCAACTGGTCAGCCTGGAGCCGCTGAGTCATTAGCAACATCTGTTGTTTTGTCTCAATTGGGTGTTGGGTCTGGTGTTGCAGAAGCCACTGGTTCTACTGTTGCTGGTCAAGTTGCCCAAAGCACTGCCACAGGATTGCTAACTGGTAAAACGCCAGAACAAGCACTTACTGGTGCCGTACAAGGCGTTGCAATTGATAGCCTTATGCCAAACCAAGGCGCAACAGTAAAGACAGAACAAGAGGTTCTTGCTGGACAACAGGATTTGCAGAATCAGTTGGCTCCTTTTGAGGTAGACACAACTGCATCATCATTTGACACAAAAGACATTATTAATGATGGTTCTGGATTCACACCACCTACACCAACACCGCAAACACCGATTACTGGAAATACTGGAGGAAATATGGCAACCTACGATGAAGAGATGAATGCTCCTGCGACTGAGCTAGAGGATACTACTCCTTTTAATTACACTCCTGAAGAACAGCAATTGATTTATCAGTTGGCGCAAGAAGCTGGTGGTACTCAAAACATCAGTGATGCGTATGCTGCACTTACTCAAGCCGCACAACAAACAGCAACTCAGTCTGGGCTAAAAGTTGGTGATGTATTGAAGTTTTTTCAATCTAATCCAAATGTAACAAAAGGATTGGTTACTGCTGGAATTAGTACTGCTGGTGGTTTATTGAGGAATCAAGCCAATGTAGAGGCTGCACGAATCTCTGCTCAAGCAATGCGGGATGCGGCAGCAACAGCGGCAGAAGCACAGAAGTTTCGTCCTGTTGGCGTTACCACGCGCTTTGGCGCATCACAGTTTGGGTTTGATCCTACAACTGGTCAATTGACAAGTGCTGGTTATCAGTTAACACCAGAACTCAAGGCGATGCAAGACCGCATCATGGCTTTGTCTGGTCAAGGCTTGACTGAGGCAGAACAAGCTGGTGGTCGGTATGCTCCTTTGACTACTGGCGCACAGGGCTTGTTTAGTTTGGGTCAACAGTATCTGGCTAAGTCTCCAGAGCAAGCTGCTGCTGATTACATGGCTAAACAACAAAACTTGTTGGCCCCTAGCCGTGAGCGTGAATTTGCTCAACTGCAAAACAGATTATTTCAAACGGGTCGTGGTGGCTTATCTGTTGGTGGCACTGGTATGCGCCCAGGTGGTGGTGAAGGTCTACGGGCGGCATCTCCTGAGATGGAAGCCTACTACAACGCTTTGGCCCAACAGGATGCTCAATTGGCTGCACAAGCACAGACAGAAGGACAGAGACAAGTTCAATTTGGCGCTGGGTTGTTAGGAACTGGCTCTAACTTACTTGGGTCTTATAGAGAAGGTTTAACAGGTGCTTACTCGCCATTCAGCACTGGCATTGGTGTGGGTTCAGCACTAGAGTCCTTGGGCCAAGCACCTTTGGACATTGGCGCACAGTTGGGTGGTAGGTCTGCCCAGGCTGGTGCTAATGTTGGACGAACATTGTTTGAGGGTGGTATTGCTGGAGCCAGAACGACTCAGGCGGCATCTGGTGTTAGTCCTTTTGGAACTGCATTGACCAGATTTGCAGATAGTCCTGAAGCACAACAAGCATTGCTTGGAATGTTTACTGGTGGCACAGAATATGGAACTGACACTCGTAGATACAACAGAGACACAAATTTCTAAGGAATAATTATGGCATCAGAAATTGTTGGAAGTTTATTCGGGGTGACTCCTGAGTTGTATCAAGAACAGCGTGACTTGATGCGTCAAAAGCAAGCAATGGAGTTTGCTCAACAAGACCCACGCACACAGGCGACCTATGCTTTTGGTCGTGCTGGTCAACAGTTGGGTCAAGCCTTTGGTGGTCTGATGGGTGTAGAAGACCCTCAGATGCGTCTGATTAGCCAACGCAATGCCTTGGCAAAGCAGTTTGATGTAAGCACTCCAGAGGGTCTTGCTCAATATGGAAAGGCTTTGCAACAAGTTGGAGACACTCAAGGTGCAGTAGCAATTTCATCTGAGTTGAGAAAAATTCGTTCTGAAACATCAAAACAAGAATTAGAGCAAGCCCAAGCAATCAAAGCACTGATGCCGCCTAAATTGACGGGTGATGAACGATATATTGCTGACTTACGAATTGTTGAGTCAATGGTTCGTGCTGGAAAAGAGCCATCCAAAGAACAATTATCAAATGCAAATATTGCAGCACAAATGTTGTCAAAGCCCCGTAGTTTCTACGACCAAGCAAGTGGGCAAACAATTACGATTCCTGCGACAGACCCGTCAAAAGCATTTCCGCTAACATTTGAATTGGAGGAATTCCAACCATTAGTGGCAAAAACAGGAACAACAACAGCGCAAGTTACTGGAGGAAATCTTCCAACCGCTTCTCAAACCTCAATTGCTGAAATTGATGCTAATTTGACAAAACTAGGTAATTCAAAGCCTGAGTTACAAGGATTTTTAGATGCGCTGAAGTCTGGTCAAGTCAAATACAACGCAACATCAAACACATTAGATTTGCTTGGGGCAACTGTTTTGCCAGCATTTGGATTAAAAGAAAAAGGCGATCAAGTCAAAAAAGATGAGATTCAACGGGCGCTTGTAGAACGAGTAAATACGCTTTTAATACAAGCAAAAGGAACTCAGACTGAAGGCGATGCGACAAGGGCAAAAGATCAAATTGCAAGCTCAACAACTTATCTGAGCCAAGCCAGGATGACGGGTGCAATTGAAAGCCTTATGAGGGTTGAAGACAAACTTGCAAAAGAACTTGAAGCAAAGAAAAAGGCTTTGCAAGCACAGGGAAAAACTGTTGCTCCCAATGTTCCTGCAAGACAAGCACAACCCCAAACTCAACCGCAACCGCCAGCACAACCGCCAGCACAGGCCCGTGCACAACCAAGTCCACAACAGCCGCAACCACAATATACAGATGACCAAAAAATTCAACTCTTTATGAGAGCAAATCCCAAGGCAAGTCGGGAACAAGCAATTGCTGCTCTTAAAAGAGCTGGAAAACTCTAATCAAGGAAATCATCATGGGCTTATTTGATTCGTGGGAAAACAAAACAGATGCAAGTAAGTTGCAGGAAAAGTACCTTACTGACTTTCAAAAAGGCAAGGTAAACAAGGCCAATGAAATTGCAGAAGGCATCATGCAATCTGTTTTAGAACTTGGCACATCCATTGGATTGACCAAGCAACAAACGCTTGATAAATTTAACGCTCAACTTGCAAAACAATCAGATCGGTTGCCATACGACAACAGAGTTTTGGGTGCTGCTGGTGAAATAGTTGGCGAATTGATGGTCGCGGCTCCATTGTCCACAATGGGGTGGTTTGGTGCTGGTGGTAAGGTTGCTCAAATCTTCAAACAAGGATTGTTTGGTGGGCTTTGGGATGGCATTACAAAACCTGTTTCTGAAGGCCAAAGCAGGACTGAACAAGCTGGTACTGCCGCAGCTATTTCTGGTGGCGCAACAGCAGTTCTTGGTGCTTTAAGTAGGCCCATTGAAAAAGTAACAAACTTTGATTTCAAAGCCAACATTCAATCTGTAAAAGATGCGTCAGCTTCACTTGGGGTTAGTCCTCAATTGCTTGGCGACTTTACTGGCAGGGAAATAACACGGGCTGCTGAAGCAACCAATCGGGCTAGAGGTGGTGGTGTTGTTGAAAGACTAAAAACCAACATCAGTGAACTTAGCAATGCAGCGGCAAAGGTTGAGCAAAAATACACTGGTGGCAGAGCTTATTCTGGAGAAGCGGGTAAAAATGTTGCCACCGCAGTGCAGACCAACTATAAAAATGCAACCGCAGAAGGAAACAAACTTTATAAAAAACTAGATGCTCTTTCTGAGTCAACTGGTTTGACAAAGATAAATCCAACAGAAACCAAAGCCGCAGTTAATCAAGTTTTAGATGAGTATGGAGACTTGTTTAAAGCACTTGAAAGACCTGCTCTTGCATCAAAATTTGAGGCAATGGCTGGCAGACTTGGCAAAGAAGAAGTAAAACAGGCTCAAGGCGCAATTGTGGATGAGTTTGGTCGCCCAATGATTCCTGAAATAAAAGGCCCAAAAGAATTTACATTCAAGGACATACGACAAGCCAGAGAAGGTTTGGTTGATGCTTTGCAATCTGCAAAACAACGCAATGTTTTTGGCCCAGTTGAGTCTGTAAGACTTAGCAACATTATTGAGGCTTTGGATAAAGACATTGATAACTGGGGCATTGCGGCATCTAAAAATGAAGAAATTGCAGATGCTTGGGGTGCTGCCAGAAACTACTGGAAAGGAAATGTTGTTCCTCTGCGGGATGCTGACCTTGCAATCACAATGATTCGTGATCCAAATTCTGGTGAGTTAAAGACTGACATTTCAAAACTTGCTGGGAAGATTGTTTCCTCTGAGTCAACTGGTCAAGAGGGTGCAAAAAGAGCGTCAATGATGATTGCCAAGGTTTTGCCTATAGATATTAAAGAAGATGTAGCTGCATACACATTTGATGTTGCTAGAAAAGAGGCGACTGATGCTCAAGGCGTATTCAACCCAATCAAGTTTTCATCATTTTTACAAGCAAGAAAGCAGAATCTTCAACCATTTGTTGAGGACAACCTAGACACGCTTCTTAATAAATATAGTTTCCTTTCTCAATCGCTCACAAGGAACGCTGGCAATATGGGCGCTGATGAAGCGGGAACTCAAATGTTGAGGCTTGCGGCTGGATCGGCTGTTGGCGGCCCAGTTGGGGCTGCTGTTATGGCAACTCCTGTAAACAGAATCATGGAGGCTATTTCTAGAAATGCTTTTGATTCAAAAGCTGGAAGATTAATCATGCTTTCTGGAAAAACATTGGATGACTTCAGGCCTTTGGTTACTGGAGCAACATTGTCAGATCAAGTGACTGAGATGGAGCCTCAGTGGGTTATGCCACCAGAATTGGGTGGAACCACAGAACCTGGGATGCAAGAAGAGGAATTTATCATGCCACCAGAACTGCAAGAAAGAGCGACTCCAGAAAAAATTGGATTCGGCGCTGAAGATGTTGCACCATCAATGAGTCCTATGAGTGGAATAAACCCACAACTTCAGCCAACCATGTAAGGGGCATAAGATTGATCCTCTCACCCTTCTGGCAATGGCAAATGGCTGTGTCGCAGCTATTCGCAAAGGCTGTGAACTCTATAAAGAGGTCAAGGGAACTGTTGCCGCAGCCCAGAAGACTGTTAAAGAGGTCACGGCTATTGCTGAAGAAGTGGGTGGCTTCTTTGGGTTCTTCAAGAAGAAAAAGCCCAAGCCCACAGCCCCTGTTGTTGCTCCCAAAGCAAAAAAGGCTGAGCCAGAGGTTTGGGATGAGAACAAGGTTGTCTCTGACTTGGCGGCTAATCTGTCGCAGTTCTTCAAAGTTCAGCAACAGCTTGCAGACCACATTCGTGAGGAAGAAGAAAAGTCTAAGACTGTTTATGACCCAAGTCAGAACATCATGGAGTCGGCGCTAAACAGGGAACTTGCCAAGACGCAGTTTGAGAAGTTAGCCAAAGAGATTCGAGAGATTATGGTGTATCAGTCACCCCCAGAGTTGGGGAACTTGTACACACGGGTGAACCAAATGAGGGTCATCATCATTGCTGAACAAGAAGAAGCAAGGTTGGCCCAGGAAAAGAAACAGCGAGAGGTTGAATGGCAACGCAGAAAGGTAATCAGCGCAATCCAAGACAAGGCAATCTACGGGGTAGCTTGTTTAGTGTTCGTCCTTTACCTAGTCCTGTTCTTCAGCCTTCTAATAATGGATCGAAAGGTAAGATGGGGTTTCTAGTCGCATTAGTTGCTATGGTGCTGGTCTTTGTCCTACTGCTTCCGCTGTTGGGGAGCATTTACTATGACACATTGGCTGCACAAAAGGAAAGCAAAATGCAGATTGACCGCATGGAGAGACTGCGCCAACAGTTAGAGTACGAGCGTCAACAACTAGATAGGCAACGCAATGAATCAAAATAGGTTTCTATGGGGCGTGATTGTTGTATCCATTGCGGTGGTTCTTTTGCTGGGTGGATGTGAAGACAGATACCGCTATGTTTGCCAAAATCCTGATAAATTTGACCTGCCTGAGTGTCAAAAGCCCAGATGCTTATTCACTCAAACCTGTCCTGAATACCTTGTAGCACCTATCTTGACCACGAAAATTGAACCCCCAAAGGTTGAAGAAAAGAAGGCCGATGATGACAAAAAGTAAATACTCTCCTGAAGACCTAGAAGTTCGCATTTGGGGCTTTGTGGTGGTGATGATTACCATCATTTTGTTTGGCATCGTGTTCTCATTGCTCTATTCGGTTACTTTTGTAACTCAGCCTATCAAGAGCATGGCTCCCATCGATCAAGCCTATACCAAGATGCTGAACGATATTGTTCTTCTCATTGTTGGCGGTATCGGTGGGATTGTTGGCAAACGGGCTGTAGGGACTGTAAATAGCCCAACGCCTACACCTCAGATTTCAGCGCCTTCTACGCCTGTTCCTGCCCCTCCTAGCCCTCCTGCAACCTCTACATGGACTGCTCCATCTGGTGCTTTACCTGCTTGGGTCAATCCTCCGCTTGATGAAAGCTGGACTCCCCCACCTCCCCCCACCACCCCACCCCAACATTTAGAAGCTGACTCAGTGCGGGAAGAAATCGCCCTTGCTAGACAAGAGGTGAAGAATGGTTAACCCATACTTCATCATTGGGGCCATGATTGCTGTGGGCGGTGCTTACGGCTATGGGCATCATGTTGGATGGGGTGACAGGGATGCTGAGATGCAAGTCGAGATTGCCAAAAAGAATGATGAAGCACGGGAAAAAGAGCGTGAACTTGCCCAACAACTGAATGACCAATCAACCAAACTTTCGGAGGCCAATAATGTCATCAATCAAAAGCAATCTAGTCTTGATTCTGCTATTCGTGCTGGTAGGTTGCGGCTCCCGTCCACAAGTTGTGTACAAGCCCCCACAAATGCCCCCACTTCCACCGGAGATAGCCCAAAAGAGAGAAGTGAACCTGTCAGACAGGTTTATGAAACTTCTGACTCCGACAGAGCAACCCTCGCAGCCATTGCCGAAATCATCGCCCAAGGCGACAGAAATACGGCCCAATTGAATGCGTGTATCGACAGTTATAACAAGGTAATGGGGGTGATAAATGGTAAATAGTGAGCAACTAAAGAAACTCCACATTGGGGTTGAGTGGGTTGATGCCCTCAATGAAACCTTCAACACTTTTGGCATTAACACACAGCGCCAGCAAGCTGCCTTTATCGGGCAGTGTGGGCATGAATGTGGGAACTTTAAGACCCTGGAAGAGAACCTTAACTATCGTGCTGAAACCCTGATGAAGTTGTGGAAGGCAAGGTTTCCAACGATGGAGATTGCCAATCAGTATTCCAAAAATCCTAAGAAGATTGCAAACAAGGTGTACAGCAGTCGTATGGGAAACAGGGATGAAGCATCTGGTGACGGGTATCGGTTCAGAGGCCGTGGGTGCATCCAGTTGACGGGCCATGCAAACTACTTCCATGCTGGACAAGCACTGGGAGTTGACTTTGTAATGGAGCCTGACCTTGTGGCAACGCCCAAGTATGCGGCACTGACTGCTGGTTGGTTCTGGTCAACCCACAATTGCAACAATCTTGCTGAAGCTGCTGATTGGGTTGGATTGACCAAGAAGATCAATGGTGGGACTATTGGCCTAGATGACCGAATCAAGCACACTAACGAGGCTTTTGCGGTGCTTGGCTCTTGAGTTTTCCACGATTGAATATCTTGTGTTTCTTGAAGAAGTACAAGACAGCTTGGTAAGCAACACCAAACCTTTTGGCAATCTCTTTCTTGCTAACACCATCTTTCCATAGCGTCAATGCTCTGGATTCGCTGATTTGAGTGGGTTTCCTGCCACTTCCAGGTCTTGCGCCACCCTTAGTCTTCATTCAAGGCCATCCAAACCATGATGCAAACGCCTCCAATGGCTAACGCAATGCCTAAAAATCCTATGGCAAAGATTGTGATGATTGTCTCGATCACATAACTCCCCTCATTTCCCACCCCAATAAAAAGTAATTCCAACGAGTAACGATGGCAGAGTTTGTAAACTTCTTCCCGTCCCATTGAAGTTCATCCGGTGTGTAGCCTTTGCCTATCATTAGGGCTATGAATACTTGTCGTGCTTTCATGTGTTCACCTTTGGTGGCACTGGTTGTGCGTCCAACATATTTCGACACGCAATAATGGATGCAATGTCATCAGGCTCTTGCTCTGTGCGCTGTGCTGGCTGTGCCAATCGTTCTTTGAGTACGCCAATGGCTTTTTCATAGATTGATCCACGCTCAATCATTAGCGTTTTCAACGCATCAAGCGCTATTGCCATTGCTTCTCTGTCAGTCATGCTTGTTCTCCTACAACCCACACAGCTTTACCCCCAGTAGGCTCATATTCATCAAACTTCAAGCGGATGTACTGCTGTCCAGGTATACCCGCAGATTGCACATATCCTTGAATGCCAAAACTCTTGAGTTCTGTCACCACGACCATGCAAGCACCAAACATTTCTTTGTCTGGTGTGACTTGCACAATGTCTCCAATTTTTAAATCTTGTGTCATGCTTCCCTCGCTTTCAGCATTGCGTCTGCCATTTGATAAGCCGCACCTGCATAAACTTGTGGAGATGCAGTTTCTTTACTGTTTGGATGAGCAAGCATGGATTGCATCGCCTTTGCCGCAAAGTAATCGCGCAGGGTCATGCCGTTTTGGTCAATCTCATATTCTTTGGCAATGTCTGAATGTTCAGACTTTATGAGCAGTGCTTTTTGTTTGCCTGGAAATGCTGGTGGGTTATTCATTTTGTTTTCATTCTTCTGATGTACACAGTAAACGATTGAATCGTGTCTTTGCCAAACGCTAGAGTGCATTTCTCAATGTGTTGGGCAACTTCTTCAATCACTTCATTCCTGGCATTGTTCTCAGCAAATCTAATGATCTGGTGCTTGCGTGACCCTTGCAGACCCCAATCACCTTGACGCTTTGCAAGTTCATCAAAAGCCTCGTCTTCAGGTTCTTTCATCTGCAATTTCCTTGTCGTTACGCTTGATTTCATGCTTGAGATATGCCAAATCAGCATAGGACAACTCATCTGTTATGTCCTTAATTTCCAGGTTAAAGCGCATCCACTTGACTGTTTTCTCACAGTATGCGATTAAGCCAACAGAGTCATCTGCTTCATGCCATTGGTAATCAACCTCAATTCGGTCAATCTCTGGATTAAAGTCATCGTCTACCCACTCAAAAGGCACAAATTCAATTGTTTGCATCATTCACTCCTATCTGTTCAATGTCTTGTGCGGCAAGGAGGGCATCCAGGGCCACAGATTTAAGGATTACAAGGGCAGTCTCTAGCGAGGATGGATTGAGAGCCTTGTGAGCCTCTACATCCTGCCAGAAAGCATTTAAACGGGTTGTTTGTTGTTGGTTCATGCGTCAATTCTGCCTTGTCTGACAGAGATTGGAATAGGGATTTACCCTAACTTACGCATAACCCTTTGGAGCCGCCCAGAAACGCCTTTACGGGTTCCAATGACCTCAATGAAGCCCTTGTCAATCAGCGCCTTGTATCGGGCTGTGACGCTGGAATAGGGCAGAAATGGCAGTTTGGCAAGTACATCATCTGAGATGCAACCATCTGGGCCATAGGCGGCAATGGTTTCATACACCAGTGACTCCATCTTTGTGGTGTCGATTGCCTGTGCTGCCATGTGGGAAGTGGCGGGGTCTTCTCTGCGAGACAGTTTAAACGGCGCAGTTCCAAAGAACTTCTCTACTGCACCACCAAACCAAGATTGATCTAATTTTGTCATCATCAACTCCTATTAAATTGGGGCCGTAGCCCCGTGAGGTTTATCAAAAGGGAATATCGTCATCCGCATAAACTATCTTTTTCGGATTAGCTGCTGGAGGTTGTCCATCTTTGGGATTGACTGCCAAGCCCATGAACTTGCCACTCTTGCCTTCTTTGATCCACGCTGAGAGCCAATACTCTTGACCATCAACAGTTATGTTACCTTTGTAATCTGGCTGGTTAGCCGATTCCTTTTTGTCGTTCTTAAACAAAACGCCAGAGTTGTCTTTCTTTTCCATTTTCACACCTTAATGTTGTTAAGTTTTTCCACCAAGAGGCAAGTCACCCATTGCAGGAATGGTTTTGCCTATCTCATTGCTAAACATAGCAATTTTAGTTTCACTATACAAACTTTCGCTAATGTTTTTAGCAAGTTTATGTAGCGTCATTGCTTTCTCTATATCCAAACTTCCGTCCAAGACACTTTTGGCAGCATTGGCAAGCAATTGCCTCAGTTGTCCTGTTGTTTTGATTTCCTGATTTTCTTTTTTCATTTATTGCTTTCATTAGTTTGTTTACAAATGTTGTTAATTCATCAATGTCACGCAAGGCATGAAGAAGTGGGGCAATATCATAAGCACAATTCAAGCAAAAATCACCCAAGTTTGGCCTTACTCGTCCAGCGTAAAGATGATCTAGCAAAGGCCAATAATCCGCTTCACTATGAACTCCACCACAATCGTCATTGTCATAATCCATTGAAAAATTACTTTTGCATCTATCACATTGATAATAAAATCCTTCTTCATCAAGACTTGCCATGACACTTATCTTCTTGTTATTTCAAAGATTCGCCATGTTTTTTCAATGCGCTGCGGACATTACTTGGAAGCAATGCCCATAACGCCACCTTCTCCTCCTGGTCATGGATTCCCAGGTATTCTTCATAAGCCCCGATCAAGTCGCTTGCCTCGAATCTATCTTGAACAGCAATGGCAACATCTGCAATGATGTTTTTCCTATCTTTGGAGACAATAGCGCCATCAGTTGGCTTGATAACAGCTTCACCTTCTGGAATATCCTCTCCAGCATAGATGTACAAGCCAAGGCCATGCAATGACAATGCCTTAGTCATGCAACGCATGATGGCAGTGTTAACAGCAAATGCGTCTGGGGTTGGTATTGCCTTGTTGCGATAGTCCATCACAGGCAGTTGGCAGGTCATTGGCTTGGCAAACATGGTGACAGTTACAAACACCATTGCAGTGCCGTTAATGTCCATAAAGCACTTGTCGCCAAACATCTCCACCTTGTAGGTTGCGTTTGCATCAGCCTTTAAAGCCTCTGCCCATGCCCAAGCCCATGATAGGTATGTGAGATTGTTTTTCTTCTCTGTGTGATTGTTGACATTGGTGGCAAGAAGTTCTTTGATTGCTTCTTTCCTGTCAAACATTGTGCCGACTATTGTTGTTGAGGTCATTTCGTAACTCCTGTTGAAAATTAAGATTTAATCAGACTTTGTTGAGAATTCTATAGGTGTTTTCCCTAACTTGTTCACATTGGGCTTGTGTGATCCACATTGTCAGCAAGGTCAGTTGGCTTTGAATTGTTTGAATGTCAGCCGTGAACCCTGCGTAGTTTTTGTTTAGACACTTGTTCTCCAGTGCTTTGGTCTTTTGCTCGATTGAGATTAGCATCGTGCTGTAATCGTTGAAGTCGCTCATCTTTAGCCTTTTGAAATGTTTGAGTTATGTCTGTGCAAGAAGCATTTTTGTAGACAAATTTAGGATCGGTGATTGCCAGGGTTGGCAGGGTCATCCTTGCTGGCATTTTGTCTCTCAGCAAGATAGGCAAGCTGGGTTGCGAGATCACAATCTCGAAATAAGATAGGACTCGTTTGATCGCAATCGTCAAATGTTTCATCTGAATTGTCTCCAATAATGTCTTGCAGTCTAGATTTCATTTTCATGTTGTCCTCACTCATCAAACATTTGTTGAAAAGGGCCATCCATTTTAGCTTCCATGATCTTTCGCTCATCAAGGGCTTTTTGGACTCGCTCAATGCGGAGATTGCGATAGTGCTGGAGTTCTTCAATGTCATCAATCCAAGGGGTCTTGACAACATCAAACACTCGCAGTTCAGCCCTGCGGCGAACCTTCAGTTCTACTCTGTTCATCACGATGCTTGCAACATCTTCAGCATGGTTTGCTTTGATGGCTTCCACCAGGGCAACGCTGTCTTGGATAGCATCAGCGATATCATCTGGGTCTAACTCCTGGACAATCGCCCAGCACTCGTATTTAAATTTTTCCTCATCGGTTGCCATATATTCACTCCTGTTGACCACTGCCAAATAGCAGTGATAGGACTTTCGCACAGAAAAAAGATGCAGGGAATAGGTGTTTTCCCTAGTGCAAAAACTTGTAAAACCCATCATACTGAGGTTTTTGGAGACAAGCAAATGCGTTTAAACCTCACCCATCGAACATTGCTCAAGCGCCTATCAGGTGGCCCCAGGACAATGCTTGAGATGACCCACAGCCACACAGACAACAACTCTGTATCGTTTCACTATCAAAGATACCTGCCCGATTTGGAGCAATTTGGGTATGTAATTAACCATCAAGAGAAGTGGCATCTGACTGAGTATGGGCGCATGGAGATGAACAGGGCCATCAGTGGTGCAGCTATGCGGATTGAGAATGGGTCTGTCAAAGAAATCTATGATGGCAAGGAATTGCGTAGGAATGTTCAACGCCGTGGTTGCTATGATTTCTTGAAGTATCCAAGTCGCTTTGGCGACAATCAGATTTACAAAGCCTGATATGATGTTTGGGAATCCGGCTAGGGTAGCTCCTGAAAAGACGATTAGTCCCCGTCCTGCCGTAAATTCCCTTGGTGACTAAACCTATGACTTAAGGTTGATATGCAATTAATTCCCAAAAACTGGGTTTCTTTCCAGCACTATAAGCATCGCTCTCCACCCTGGATAAAGTTTCATCGTTCGATTCTGAATGACAGAAGCTATATGAGCTTGCCACTTGCTAGCAAGGCGCTAGCACCATTAATGTGGTTGCTTGCATCAGAGTCCAAAGATGGAACTTTTGATGGCTCACTGGATGAGCTTGTGTTCAGACTCCACATTACCCCAAAAGACTATCAAGATGGTGTTAAGCCATTGATTGATAAGGGATTCTTTATTGTTGCTAGCGGAGTGCTAGCAGATTGCAAGCAACTTGCTATCCCAGAGATAGAGACAGAGAGAGAGATAGAGACAGAGAAGAGACAGAGAGCAACTAGCGTTGCACCGCCTGACGGCGTTTCACAATCTGTTTGGCAGGAATTCGTTAATCATCGAAAGTCAAAGAAAGCCCAGGTCACCCAGTTGGTGATTGATGGAATCCAAAAGGAAGCTAACAAGGCTGGGTTTAGCCTTGAAGATGCCCTGAAGGAAGTCGTTGTAAGAAATTGGCAAGGTTTCAAAGCTGAGTGGGTTTTACCAAAGCCCACCTTTGGCGACATGGCGAGGGTATCTGTTGCACCCATTCAAGGCCGTGATCCTGCTTTACTCAAGCTGGATGAAGACAAAAAGCACACAGGCCCACCACCGCCAGAAATCATGGCACAAATCAGAAATGCGTTGAAAGGAAAAGTAACATGACAGAGCAACAATTCGAGCAAGCAATGGATGGTTATCAGTTAGATAGCCAATATGCGGAGTTCATCATGGATCAACAAACAGTTGGGAATGGTCATGTTTTGACCACATTGATGGAACGAGGGGATTATTATGAAGCCTTCAAAGAAAAGATGGTGACATGACTGAACAGCAATTTGAAGCCGCAATGAGAACATTTAATCTCGAATTGGAATATAGAGACTACATCATGGAGAGGGCCAACCTTGAAAATGGTGATGGTATTTTCCGATTGATGAACAGTGGTGATTATTATGAAGGCTTTAAAGAAAAAATGACAGGAAACCAAAATGACCAAAGATGAAGCCCACCACTTGCTCAACAAAAGAAAACAAGGGCTTGCAGTCCCACTCTACCTTGTCAACAGAGCCTTACTTGTATCAGGAGACCTTGGAATGGCTTGTTCACCTTGCCAAGCAACCAGGGTGGAAAGCACAAGCATGGCACAGGGCGAAGGAATTAGAGAAATGCCCAACATACCTATGGCTTGGGATTTCGACCGATTTAATCAACACCATGAAAGCCCACAATGACGATTTGGATAGGGCTTGACCCTGGCAGCATTAGTGGCGCAGTTGGTGCATTGGATTCAAATGGTGATTATTTAGATTCTTTTATGATCGAGCATAAAGATAAGAATATATTGCCCCTCGTATTCAAAAACATGATTCTCAGGTGCATCGACCCAAGGGAAGGGGCAGAGATTTGCATGGAATCAGTCCATTCAATGCCAGGGCAAGGGGTTGCAAGCAGTTTCCAGTTTGGCAGGGCAGTAGGCGTTATCTCAGCGGTGGCTGAATTAACCCGTTACCCTTTTCACTTGGTAACGCCTCAGAAATGGAAAAAGTATTTCCACCTGACAAGCGATAAAAACGAAAGCCTAGACCTTGCCCGATCATTTTGGCCTGAAGCTAAGCTAATCAGGAAAAAAGATGGAAACAGGGCAGAGGCATTATTAATTGCACTTTATTGGCGTGAGCAGTTGAATGGCAAACAAGATAAACCCATTAAGAACCCAGACTGATTTAAAACTGGATTTAAGCGCAGAGCAAAGGGCTATTTTAGAAACCCTTGGCAGGGGCAACATGACCCAGGGAATCAGGGTAGCCATTGACCAAGCAGGGCACTTCTTCAATTGTGGGCTGGAGCCAGAAATGGACTTGCGTTATGTGGGCTTGGTCACCACTATCCCAGGCCATGATGATGATTGACCACAAAAAGGCTTACCAAAGGGCTTTAAAGGGGCTTTTAAGGGGCTTTTGTTGGTATTGGTGGACAGTGAGAGAGGGTAAGACATGACAAACGCTAAAAAAGACCGCAAGCAAAGGGAATTCTTGCTCAAAACTTACGGCAAGCGATACGATAGGCATTGGAGTGGACGACCTGGGTGTTTTTATTGTGGAGACAAATGGTTAGAGCTTGACCATTGTCCGCCTTTAAGTTGGTGCGAAGCAAAAGAGCATAAGTGGTTTAAAGAGCGCAAAATCGGTTTTTATTTGGTTAACTCATGCTCAGACTGTAATAGGATGCTATCAAATAGAGCATTATTTACACTGCAAGAGAGGGCAGAATTTATCCGCATAAGGTTAGAGCGCAAAACAGAGAAAATTGTAATTTGGTCAAATGATGAAATAAAAGAAATGAGCGAGCGATTTCAAAAGACCATAAAAGCCCGACAACAAATGCAAAACACGCTATTAGATCGGCTTAGATATTCGCAAGAAATGCAATATAGGGCAGATGATTTTCCCCTTTAACCCTACATGGTAGGGCTTGCAAGGGCTTAAAAGTGGGCAAAGAAAAACCGCCCGAAGGCGGCTTAGTTAGTGGTTAATAACTTTTAAATTGTCGGAACCCAATAATCCCCCTCTGAGCCATTAACAATGCGATCATGGAAACCCAGCCACAATTCTGCCTCAATAATATCGCCCATTAGCCACCAGCGGAAAATCTGGGCATTGGGCATAAGCCCGTAAACATGTACCTCACCATTTCGGGTAATTCGATAATTTCTTGGACCATATTTTGTGCGTAACGCATTACGCAATTCTGTGCGTGATATTTTTTTAATTTGTACCATTAAATTTTGCAAGCCATCATCTTTCATATAGCAGCCATTTATATGGTCAATTTCATATATTTCTTTTTTTAAATGTTCTTGATATTTTTCGGTATTCATTTTAATCCTTTCATTTTTTGCGGGTTAGGATGCGGAGAATAAGTGCAAGGGTGGCATAAATCAATGGTTTTCCCCTTTTATTGGATTTCCTGATTTATCCCAAATATCAAACCATGTTGACATTTGGCAATGATCGCATTTGATGCAATATCTACCCCGCCCATTTGCAAACCCATCATCTTTTACATTTTGAGGGTTTAAGGGCTTGAGGCATTGCAAACAACCCCATGTGGCTGCTGCATTTGCATTTTGATATTGTGGAAATTGTGGGGCATTCATGCGTATGCCGTCCAATGAGATGCCGCAAACAATTGTTTGTTTCCAACCTTTGCAATGGGTTTAATGCGATAGGCGCTGCAATAGCTTGCAATTCTCACGCTTGGCTCATCATTCCACATTGAAACCTTTTTTTTCATGGGTTTGCCAATGTAATGGCCTGGGCTTGGCACACACTCGCCAGACATAAAGCCATTTTCTTCACTCATTTGCCCAATTTCACAGATTTCAATCATGGCACCGATAACCCTGGTGCATTCGTAATAGTCGATATTAGTTTGATCGTAGCCCCATGATGCCCTAAAAATGTCGCCCACTTGGACATTGTTGGGTTGGCTGCGCTTGGCTTTTAAATCGGCCTTCAATTGCAACGATTGCATAAACCCTTGTAAGGTTTCTTCAATTTTGGTCTTCAATCGTGTTTCATCTTTGAATCCAAAATGCCAATCGGGTTTGGTGCGCTTTCCGCCAAATGCCATTGCAACAATGCGTTGGCTGTTTAATTGATAAACCTCAAACCCAAATCGCTCATCTTTAGCGATCAATGTGTACCCTTGGGGAATGTATCTCTGTTTCATGTGAAAGCCTTTTGAAGTGAAACCCTGGAAAAGCCCAGGCCAAAGGGGACATAATCCCCTTGAGCCTTGGTTTTATGCGTTATTCGTCAGCGTATGCCGACTCTATACGCTCGTTTGTGTCATCGCAATATAAACCCGAATCCTCCCAATTTATATCGCATCCCACCACTTGCCAACCATCATTTAATGATTCATTGATTGAATCAATTATCAATTTTTGATTATGTATGGCTGATTTATATGAAATTGCCGCACCATCTGAGATTATGAAATAGCGTGGATAACCTCCAGGCCAAGCATAAGGCTGGCAAAGGTCTTGTTTAAATTGTTCGATAGTATATTGACGCATGATTTAAGCCTTTTAAGTTGTCCACATGATGAATGCCAAGGCAAGGAAAGCCAGGGCTGAACCGATTAAAACGATTTTGTCTGCTGGGTGCATGATGTAACGCCTATGAAGTGAAGTTGAATGATAGGGGCAAAAAGCCCCTATGCAATTAGGATAAACCCTCACTGTATGCGATTGGCCCATGCTATGCCATCATTGGTAGCATGATAGGTGTGACAATCGGCATCATGGTTTATAAACCCATGTTTAACCAGTGTGTCCATGATTGATTCAAACTGAGACAATGATGCCCCATGGCCCATTAAAGCGGCATAAATGACCCCACTAGGCGCACCAGTAGGGCTAAGATTAGAAGATTCAATGATGCCCTTACCGATTGATTGAAGGGCTTTAATTTGCTGGTTTGTCATCGTTACACCTATGAAGATTGATTGAAAACCCTAGGAAACCCCTAGGCCATAAACCCCTAGAATTAATCCAAGGGTTTACAGTCTATGGTTTATTGAATCGGGTCGGTTTGCGAGATATGGAATACAGTGACTGAGCGACAAAGTTTATCGGGTTTGCCATCTTTATTGGTTTCAATCCAAGTGACGCACTTAATACCCTTTTCCCCTTTTCGCACTTGACGGTTTAAGGCTTTCCAAGCGTTATAAGTAAAGATATTTACCCTTGGCACAATGTCATTGTGGGCTATGCCCTTGGCTGCAAAGCCTTGCACGATAGCAGGGTAATTTAAGAGTGAATCCCCTTGCTTGGCACGATTAAGGGAATCGATTGATTGTGTGATTTTGTCCATGATGTAACGCCTATTAAGTGAGTGAGTGAGAATTTTAGGGGCGATTAAGCCCCTTGGAAATAGGGATAAACCCTTAGATATGCTCAGGGTGATCGGGATAGTATTCTGTTTGGCTTATGTCCCAAGCAGTGACCCATTGACCATCACGGGTTTTACCCATTAGGTAAGGGGTTTGATGGAAAAAAGCCCCTTCAATTGAGAAGTCAACAAAGTCACAATCTGGCAGGGTTTTCAGATAATTGAGTGCTTGCAGTGCAGTTTTGGGATACATGGTCACACCTTTCAGTTTGTTTATGAACCACT